TTTCTGTGATTGATTTGGTTGGTTTTGAAATCGTAAAAGAGTTCTGTAACCACTTTCACACGGTAAAGGTCAGTACCTATTTTGCGTTCCCTTATTATTTGGCCAATCTCAAAGCCACATCCTTTTCTAAGCAAATAGGATCCTATTTCCATTTGCCATTGTTTTAATGGCGCGAAATTAATGAACAGGTTTAAAAGCTTTTTAAACATAGTTTTAACGGTATTTTAATGCGATTGAATTAATGTGGTCTTCGAAAAAGTCCAATACTTCAGTTCTAAGTTTCGGAACCTTCTCAAGCATTGAACTCATTATTTGCTCGGTGACATTTATATAGATGTTATATGGAATGCGATGATCCTTCTCAAAATTTTCTTTGGTCTTGTTAAGTTTGGCAATAGAATCTATTAAGCTCACTTTCTCTTTAACCCTGTCTTTCTTGTAATCGGCAAGTTCCTTATTTGAAAAACCGATGGGAGGTTCTTCATCCCGTTCTATCTCTATTGCCCTTTCGGTATAGATGTTAATGAGTGCATTAATATTCTCTATCCCAGATTTGAGATTGCTCATGTTAGCGGAACGGCGTTCTTTCCATCCAAAATGATCCACCCATTTGCCCAGGGTTTTTTCGGTAACCCCTACTAACCTGGCGACATCCCTCGCGGTTTTGCGCTGTTTTACAAACATTTCCTCGGCTAATCGCCTTTCTTTATCCTTTGCCATTTCTACATACTTAACAAGGACAAAGTTGCCATAATCTTGCTCTCACAGGGAATTCTATTTCTATGCTAAGGCTCTCAGCCCTTATGAACAGGTATCCTAATGATGAGCTTGGCAATCTAATTTCTTTATGCCTCCCATTTATTCAAAATTTGTCCATCTAAAGCATTAGCTAAAAACGCAAAACAGATTTTGAGGGATTCATTCACAAACTTGGTAATAATGGCAATTGGAGCAAGTGACTATACAGCACTTGCAGAGCAGTTCCCTTTTAAGATTACCGCCGAGGCAAAAGGAGATAAAGCAGAGATCCGCATTAGTGGAGTGATCCACCAGTGGAGTAATTCTGCAGAATGGTTCAGAAGGCAAATTGAAAGCTTTAACGAGCAAGGCATCAAGAATGCCAGTCTTTATATTAATACTCCTGGAGGTGATGTATTTCAGGCCGCGGAGATCCGCAATGAACTCGATGCCTTTGAAGGTGACATTAATGGTTATGGTGGAGCAATGGTTGCCAGTGCAGGAAGTTATATCAGGTTGGGTTGTAAAACTTTCGATATGGTGCCAAACGGACAATGGATGTACCATAAACCACAGGGAGCCTTGAGGGGAAACGAAAATGACTGGGAAAGCAAATTACAATTGCTTAAAAACATCACTTCAGAATACCGGAAGGCTTATGCCGAATTAACCGGAAACTCTGAAGAAGAAATCGAAAAGAAATGGTCTAAAGGCGATGTTTGGTTAAATGCCGAGCAAGCATTAGAACAGAAATTTATTACCGGTATTTCTAAATATAAAGTTAAGATCACCGAAAAGGAGACCGCCATGTTTACGGCATGTGGAGTTCCAAACCCTCCAAAACCCACAAAATCAAAACCTAAATTAAATAATGAAATGGATTTAAAAGTGACCGCCCTGACATTGGGCTTAGATGAAAATGCTACTGAAGCTGAAGTAAAAGCTGAAATGGCTAACCTGAGAGCGAAGGCCGCAAAGGCTGATACGCTGGAAAAAACAGCTAAGGACAAAGAAACCGCCACTCGTACAACCGAGATCAAGGCTATTCTTGACAAAGCCAATACCGATAAGAAAATAACCGCCAAGAGCAGGGAAAGTCTTGAGAAATGGGCCAATGCCGATTTTGAAGGATTCAAGGCTCATGTGGAAAATCTGCCGGTACCAGGAAAGATCTCCGAGCAGATTGCGGGTAAATCTGCGGGAGCTTCTGCCGCAACTGCCAAGGAAAAGAGTTTTGAGGATATGACCGCTGAAGAGAGTGATCTACTTGAAGAAGAAGATCCGGTAGCTTTCCAGGCAAAATACGAGGCATACCTCAAAAAATAGAACAAAAAACAATCAAGATATAAAACATCAGTCTGCTCAAGATGGGGCAGACTGATTCTTTCAAAATCAAAAAGCAATCAAATAAACGAACAAATGAAATCTACCCTTAAAATTTTAGTAGTCTTAGGACTTATCCTTGCAACCGTGCTTACGGGCTTTGCAAAAGAAAACCCACAAGTTGTGGCAATGGCCAGTGGAGCCACCGTAGCCAGTGATCTTAAAAACACCCTGAACGAGAAATTCATCCTTACAAAATTTCGCCATGTTGGCACCTGGTTAAGTGAGGTGATGAGCAAGGATAAATGGGTAAACAACGATACTATTAAGATCCCAAAACGAAAAGGGGACAATGCTCCTGGAGTTCTTATCAATAATACAGTATATCCAATTGCTACTGCCGGTCGTGATGACGAGCATGTAGTTGTTTCACTCAATAAGTATGATACCGAGAACCGGGAGGTTACAGATGATGAGCTTAATGCGATCGCTTACGATAAAGAGGGCGATATCAATCTGGAACTTAAGGAAGAGCTTGAGGAAAAAACCACAGATCATGCGTTGCATTCTATCTCTCCAATAAGTGATTCTGCCGATACTCCAGTACTGGAAACTACCGGTGCCGATGATGGTACAGGAAGGAAAAGATTGACCAAAAAAGATGTGATTCTCCTTAAGGGGAAACTTGATAAAATCAAGGTGCCAGGTAAAGGACGAATAATGGTTTTGAGCTCATATCACGCAAATGATCTTTTACTTGAAGATTCCGTTTTTGAAAAAGGATATCATAACCGCGTAGATGGGGCTATTTCTACCAACTACTACAGCTTCAAAGTTTACGAAGATGTTTACTCTCCGACCTATGACGATATTACCCTGGTAAAGCTTGCATTTGACAGTGTGAATGCGGGAAGGACTTCCAGTATTGTATTCCATAAGAAATCTACAGCGAAAGCGAAAGGTTCTGTAAAACGCTATTACAAAGATTCTAAACAAGATCCCGAAAACAGAAAATCCATAGTGGGTTACAGATTATACTTTGGATGCTATGCATTAAAGGATCAAGGTCAGGCAGCTATCATAGACGGTAAGGTAGCAGTATAGCAATAATTTGAGTTAACCAGGCAGGCTCACCTATTGCAGGTAGCCTGCTCCCTTACGGGGGCCGAAAGCCCCTAACCCCAAAGGGGAATTATAAAAAAGAAACACATGAAGCTCCTAATTGAACGTATTGATGACAGTGGCATCCAAACTCTTGGAAGGCTCTATGTTTTAGATGAAAACAATGGTATAAAATACGATTGTGATACTCTGGAGCTCCCCTGGAAGAATAACGATCACAACGTGAGCTGTATTCCGGAAGGTGAATATATGGTTATGAAAAGAACCAGTGTTAAGTTTAAAAACCACTTCCATATTCTAAATGTGAAGGATCGGGCTTTCATACTTATTCATCCAGGTAACTATTTTACAGATATCAGAGGTTGTGTTTTAGTAGGGAAAGATCTTAAAGATATAAATCACGATCAGCAACTTGATGTGACCAGCAGCCGTAATACAATGGCAGATCTGTTAGGACTTATGCCTAACACTTTCAAACTTAAAATCGTAAAAATCTAATATGAAGCTCTGGTATATTTTCATTTTGGTGTTAATCGTTGGCTGTAAAAGTCAGCAAAGTACCAGTGTGGAAAAAACCACTGTTACAGATTCCACGGTTGTAAAATTCACTCCGGTGGATACACTTATTAGTATTCCTGCCGATTCGGTTCGAATTGTAACCAATGTGAATTCACTCAGCGAGATCCCAATTATTAAGAAGGGAAAACGCGCAACGCTTAGTATCTCGCGAATAGGTGAGATCATTACTGCCGATTGCAAGACAGAAGCATTGGAGGCTAAAATTAGGCTCCTGAATAAAGAAATTGAACACTTCAGAAAAGTTGAAACCGATAGATCTGAAGTCAAAATAGTCCCGGAGAGATTTGTCCCGTGGACAGTTAAGTATTTAGCCTGGATAGGCGGGATCTTCCTGTTATTCCTGGTAGGCAAATTAATCCTAAAATTCTATAACCCATTTTCAAGATGAAAACACAAAGCAGAAAAGAATTAGTCGCGCTAAGTATTGCGATTTTCAAAGTAAGAACCGAGAAGGTACTGTTCGCTACCAGTGATGGTCAGTTTTTCGTACTTAAAGACCGTGCGCATACGCACGCGAATTCTCAGGAAAAGAAATTAACGGTCTATGAAATAGAACGTACGGAAGTTGAAGATCAGTTGAGCGAAAAAACAACTACACCTTCCAAAGAAGATGAAGGCTACACGGTAAAAGAATTGGAGGCACTTGTTGCTGAATCTTCAGACCCTAAGGCCTTGGAGGGATTCCTTCAGGACGAGAAAAGCGGTAAGAACCGTAAAACTGCAATTGCAGCTATCCAGGAGCGCATAGATGAACTTGCCAAAGCAAGTGAAGCTTCTATCTCCGAAACTAAAACCAAGGAATAATGAGTTTTGAAGGAGTGAAATTCAATAAAGGCCAGGGCGCGCTGAACAGGACCAATGCTTCTACCGATGCGGTAATGGCGTTGGTGGTTTTCTCACCCGAGGCTGCAAATGCCGGTTTCAATAAGGCGATAAGGGCTATCCAGTCCACAGACCTTGATGCAGCGGGATTTGATGAAGCATACGATGCAAACAATGCCATCCTGTTACGTCACCACACAGAGGAATTCTTTGCGTATGCACCAGAAGGAACACTAATAGTTATCCCAACCAATAATGCAACCGCAGCTGCTTTCTTTGCAAGCGCAGAGGCAAAAGCAATTTTCAGGGAATTAACTGAAATAAAGAGGGCCGGATTTGTCTATAACGACAATGTGCTGGCGCTGGATCTAGATGCAGAGATTAATGCTTGTCAGACATTTATCAATGATTTGGCCGGTGATCATATTTTGCTTGATGGGATCTACCTGGAAGCAAGAAACATCGGTGCCAATGCCGAGAACCTAAGATTATTAACAGCTGGGCAAGTATCGCCTGTAATTGCACAAGATCCAGTTATCGCAGCCTTAGACCCTGCATACGCAAATTACGCCGCTGTAGGTGCCGTATTAGGAATGCGTGCAGTTAGAAAGGTAAGTGAAAACCTGGGTTCTGTAGATGTGATCACAAAACCTTTAGCCAGTAGGGGAAATGTAAGTTTTCCTTTAACCAGGGAAACTGAAGGCAGATGGCTTAAGGCTGCACTTAGTGACGGAACTTTGGTGTACAGTTTAACCAGTGTGCAGAAAAAGCAACTCACCAATTTCGGCTATGTATATGCCGGAAGCTTTCAGGGCTTTGGTGGATTTTATTTTAATGGGGAACCTACTTGTATCGAGTTGGCTTCCGATTATTCCTCCGGAGAAAATAATGGGGTTTGGAACAAAGCTGCAAGGGCAGTTAGAACCGCTTTGATCCCAAAAGTAAGAGGATGGTTTAAAAGAAATAATGATACCGGTGCAATAACAGCTACCGTGATCAAGAACCTGGAGACCCTTGCCGGGAAACCTTTGCAGGTTATGATGATCGCTGAGGAAATTAGCGGTTATGAAATTGGGATCCCTGAAGGGCAAAACCCGAATGATCAAACGCCTCTTGTGGCCAAAGCATCGGTTACCCTGGGAGCGATCATCCACGAATTTGAAATAGACCTATCACTTAATTAATTATGGCCAGAGTAACAAAATTAATAAACGCCTTCGGGAAAATGGCAGGATGGAATTCTGTCACCTATAACCTGTTTGGTCGCGACGTAGAAGGGATCGTTGAACTTAGTTATGACGATAACGTAGATAAAGAAATGATGTACGGTGCTGGTAGAATGCCCCTTGGCGTTGGCGAAGGAAACTACTCCGCATCTACCGGATTGAAGCTTTACAAAGAAGAAGTTGTTGCTATCCAGGATAGCATCAGGGGAACCGGAAAACGTCTTCAGGATCTTCCACCTACAGATGTGGTGGTGATGTATGAATATGAAGGAAGGTTGGTTACCGATATCATTCGAAATTTCGAAATCCTCAAGATTGGAAAATCCGTGAAGCAGAATGACAAGACGGTGGATCAGACCGTAGAATGTATTTGCAGTCATATAGACTGGAACGTTTAAAAAACAACGAAATGATGAAGGAACTTGAAGCTAAAATAGCTAAGAAAGGAGATGAAGCTCCTAAAAAGCCAAATCCTATTGGTTATGCGGACCAGGCGCAAATTGATGAATGGAAAGCAAAGCATAAAGCTAAATTCATACATGAGATCATTTCGGAAGACGATGATGGTCTTGAACACGCCACATACGTTAAAAAACCTACGTTAGAACTTCTTCAGCTTTTGGCTACCAAGGCAAAACAAAATGAAGAATTGAAAGGTCTGGAAATGGTTTTTACGGCCATTAGGTTGGGAGGTTCAGATGAATTGATGCAGGACGATATGCTCAAGCTGAATGTGATGACCGCAGTAGGTAAAATGTTCAAACGCAAAGAGGTTGAAGTAAAAAAGCGATAGCGCTTGGGGAGATTTCATTATCTCCAGGCGAGGACTTTTGGGAAAAAGGAAATGCGTTAATACGATCTTCATTTAAAACTGATCCTGAAAACTTGCCTGTCGAAAGATGGGCAAAGTTGTATAACGAAGCGATGTTCCTGAAAAGAATGGAAGCTAAAACATTGAGAGATGTAATTATTTCGGCCTTTGGCAATAATCAAGATGAATAATTAAAAATGGCAAAACACGAAACTTCGTGGATACTGGAATTAGTTGATCAAATCACAGCGCCCCTCAGGAATGCCAAAAAGGCTACCGAGGGCGTGGAAGATGCGGTTAACTCTGTTCGTGATGCATTAGGCGATATGTCTGATGAACAGCGCAGTGTTGCCGATCGTGCCTTGAAATCCCATGGTGAGTTAACAGATCTCTATGAAAACGAGCAGCGCGAAGTAAAAAAACTCACCAAATGGCTGAAGGATCTAGGTGATGAAGTAGATCCACTTACCAAGTCCAGAATCGATTTTGATATAAGTCAGGCCGAAACAAAATCCAGAAGATATAAAGAGCAGCTCATTGAGATCGAGACCGAACTCAAAGGTATTGAGGAGGGTCCAGATCCCGCAAAATTAAAAGCCAATTGGGGTGCAGCTGTAGTAGTTGCCAACCAAGCTTCAGAATTAATAGACAAAGCCCTTAGTTCTTTCGATTTTGCCATCGGTATTGAAGAGACCAGGACAAAAATAGCCAGGATGACCGGGGAGTCCGGAGATCGTTTGGATGAACTTACAGCTAAGGCTCATAAATTGGGAAGGGTTTTCAAGGAAGACCCCAAAGAGATTGCCAAAGCTGCGAACGCCATGACCAAACAAATTGGAGGTTCCTGGGCAGAAAACTTTGCACTGATTGAAGCCGGTTACCAAAAAGGAGCCAACATCAATGGTGATTTTCTGGAACAATTAAAGGAATACCCAGCTTTCATAAAACAATTGGGGATTACTCAAGCTGAAGCAATTGCTTTAACAGCTCAGGCTGGGCAGAATGGTATTTTTTCAGATAAGGCCATAGATTCCTTAAAGGAGGCAGATCTATCCCTTCGTGAAATGGGCCAGGCTCAAATTGATGCTTTAAGGGGCATTGGGATAGAAGTCCAGGATCTCGCAGGGAAAACCAGTTTTGAAGCTGTACAAATGATCTCTAAAAATATGGAGGGCGCGAATGTTGCGGCAAAGCAACTGGTTTTGGCCGATATTTTTAAAGGTGCAGGGGAAGATGCCGGGCTTGGTTGGATAGAAGGCCTAGCAAGTGTGGATATGGATATCAACAATATCAAATCTGTAAAAGGTGCCGGTTCCAGTCTTCGTGGATGGCTTGCCGATCTTGAATCTTCCTTCTCTGAAACTTTTGGGTCCATAATGACCAACGTAAGTGAATTAAGCGGAGCTACCCAATTTATGGCCTCCATGATCCCCATAGTGTCACAACTTACCAAAGTTACTTGGTTGCAAACAGCAGCTTCAAAAATAGCAACCGCAGGGCAATGGTTATGGAACGCCGCATTGACCGCAAATCCTATTGGACTTGTAGTTGCGGGAATCGCCGCCCTGGTTGGGGGGATTATTTGGGCTTATACAGAATTTGAAGGTTTTAGAAAAGTGATACACGGCTCCTGGGAAACGATCAAACTATTTGGGGAAGTCATTAAAGACTACGTAATAGACCGGATAAAAGGATTGCTTTCAGGCATAACCGGGCTTGGAAAAGCGGTAATGCAATTTTTTGATGGCGACTGGAAAGATGCCTGGCAAACCGGTAAAGATGCCGTAGGTGATATGATTGGCATTGAAGCCGGATCTAAAGCCTTTGGGAAACTTAAAAATGGAATTGCCAGTGCATATCAAGAAGGTGCCAAAGAAGGTGCAGCATCTTTTGCGAACGACCAGGATAAAAAGAAGTCCGGGAAGACATATGACGATTATAAGTTTACACCCACGGGCGAAAACTTTGGAGGGCTTGATGGTACATCTTCAGTTGCCGGAGGCGGTAAAAAAGGTGGAGGAGGCAGTTCCCAGGGAAGCGCGAAGATTGTAAATATGACTTTAAATGTTACCAACAGCATCAATGTTGCCGATGGGAAGGATTTCTGGGCGCGTAAAGACGAGTTGTTGGATTATATAGTAGGAAGAATGAACGATGGGCTAAAAGATGCCCTGATAATGCAAGGAAGCTAATGGATTATAGGATCCCAAATATATTTCTGGAGGCCTTTGGTTTAAAGGTCGAAAAAATGTACCGGCCAGATCTAGGCAGTAATCTGCCTCAGGATCCTAATGGCCTGTATTCAGGAATTGAAATTGTGGAGAGCCTTGAGGAAGCTACAAAGCTGAGTCATCTTGGCACCCCGATCCTATTTCCTATAACATTTCTTGCAGGCACCTATCAATATTTTGACCGTGATACCGGGCAGATTTCAAGAAAAGCTATGTCAGAATTTCAGCTTCCTACAACTTGTGTAGCAAGCTTTAGAAGGCCTAAAGTAATCAGCAAAACCAAAATAAACGGGGGCTATTCTACCGTAAAAGAGATCTTTGGATTTACAGATTATGAAATTACTATAAACGGTTTTTTTATACCCGATCCCGGACATCCACAAGGATTTGTTTCTCCAAAAAGTCAGGAAGATCAAATGGTAAAATGGGATAATCTGGCAGATGCGGTTAATGTGAGTTCGGAGATTTTACTCTCAAGAGAGATCCATAGTATTCTTATTGAAGATTTTAATCCGGTACCACAACGGGGAAGACCCAATTTAGTGCCTTTTACAATTAGAGCAGTAAGCGATGAAATTATAAAAACAAACAATCCATTGATATGGTCTTAGCAATGAACGCAAAACTGATATTTCCGGTAACGGAAATTAGAGCCGAGCTTATTATAAGACGGGTTAATGGAGTTTGGATCGAAACTTCCTGGGAGACTCTTACAGATACCGCAAGGATTACTATTCCAAGAAATATAGAAATCTCTGGTAGAAACCTTAGAACCTCTGTTCGGGATATATTCAGGAATGGAGATCCTGTAGAGATCTGGCTTGGATACAACGGAGAGCTCGTTAAAGAATTTTCAGGATATATCACTTCAGTTAGTGCCGATATTCCAATTGAAATAAAGTGCGATGATGCCATGTACTTGTTAAAAAGGCATAATGTGAATGTGGCAATGAAGACAAATAAAGTGTCCGATTTAATAAAACAAATTATTCCTGAAGGCATCCCAACCGATGTCGCAGATATTGAAATAGGGAAAGAGCGTTTTCCAAACACAAGTGCTGCCAAGGTGTTGGAATGGTTGCAGGAAGCAAATATTTATTCCTATTTCAAAGGTGATACACTGGTAGTAGGGAAAATATATTCTGACGATATAGAGCCGCCGGTCAAGTTCGATTTTAACAGGAATGTGGTAGATAATAATTTACAATATCGTTTAAAAGAAGATATCCTTTTAAAGATAATCGCGATTTCTACCCTGCCAAAAGGGAAAAAAATAAAGGCTGAATTCGGTGATGAATTTGGGGTAAGAAGAACCCTTAGTTATTACAATATTCAGGTAGAAGCAGAATTAATAAAGCTTGCAAAACTTGATTATGAGAAGAGCAAGGTAGATGGCTATGAAGGCGACATTGAAATATTTGGAATTCCAAGTATGAGACATGGAATGAAGGCCGAAATCATAAGTCAGATGTATCCGGACAGAAATGGAGTTTATCGGATAAAATCGGTTAAAAAACAATTTACAGACGATGCAAAATACCACCAGTTTTTAACCCTTGATCAAAAAGTAGGAAATGGACAAAATTAGGGAGTTTAAAAATTTGATAGACCAAAAGGCAAAACGCCAAATCCCTGTTCAAACAGAATGGGTTAAAGTAGAATCGGTGAATTGGGACGAAAAGACCATGGTTGCAATTGGAGAAGAGAACGACCTGCCTTACGAGGATGTTTTGTTAGGTCTAGGATCTATCTATAAAAAACCCAAACCGGGTTCCCTGGCCCTCATAGGCCTTATAAATAATACTGCCGGTTGCTATTTAATAGATTGTGAAGCTTACGATGAGATTGAAGTGAATTCAAAATTAACCACACTCCAGGTAAAGGAAAAAGGAGTACGGATAAAAAAAGGAAATGAAGATCTACTGGAGATCATGAACGACTTTAATGATGAAGTAATAAAGGTATTTACACAAAATGGGATGGCGTTCGAAGCCCCAAAATTCGTAGAATTTAAAGTACGATTAAACGATGTTTTAACAACTGAATAATGAGGGATATCCTGCTAGATGAGAATAATGACCTGAAGATAGTGAACGGTGACTTTGCTGTGGGCGAAAGCGAAATGCAGGAAGTTGGATTGATTCTTTCCAGCAATCAAGGAGAGTGGAAGGAGCATCCTGTAGTAGGGGCAAATTTGGTGACCAAAGTAAGAAGCAATACCAACGACCCGAGGCTTGAACGTACGCTTAGAATACAAATGAAGCTGGACGGGAAAGATTATGAGCAAATTAGGAACAAGATTAAGATGAATTACAATGACTGAATTTTTTAGGGAATATTTTGGAATGCTTCTCGGAGGCACAATTACAGGAGGCCTCGCTGGCTTCTTCGCCTGGTTCTGGAAACGCAAATCCTCAAAAGCAGATTATGCAAAATCAATTGTGGACTTATACCAGGACACGCTGACCGATTTGAAAGTTCGGTATGAGGAGCGATATGCATTCCTGAAGAGCGAGTATGATTACAAATTTTCGGCATTGAATTCCAAGATGGAAGCTCTGGAAAAAGAGCAGAATATGTGGAAGAATAAATACAACGATTTGAAAAAATCCTTTGACGCTTATAAAAAGAAACATCAATAATGGTAACAGTACTTCACAATCAATCATTGTTTGATATCTCCATTCAGGTTTACGGCAGTGTGGCCTATGTGTTTGATTTGGCCTTGGCCAATGGGTTGAGCATTACAAGTGATCTGGCACCAGGGCAACAAATTGATGTGCCGGAGCTTGAAGTAGAAAGCACAAGTATAAGGGATTACTATGCAGCCAACGGAATTAAACCGGCAACTGCAATTATTGAAGAAAACTTGCCTACTGAAGGCAATTGTAACTATTGCAAATTATTTGAATAATGAGTGTTATAGAAAAAGAAATACTAAAAGGATACATCACTTGTGAGGATGATGCTACCAGGAATAAATTCTACAATATGTTGGATAGTTTCTGGCACAAGGTAGAAGGGAAAATCATTAAGTCCTATACAAAAGATGTAGAAGGAACCATTACTGGAATGACAGTTTTGGATAAAGATGGACTTTACGAAAGTGTTGCATTTCCTGTATTCCCAATTTCCCAACCTATTTCATTTATTCAAGAGCTTGCCACAGAATTAGGCAAGCTTGAGCCAAAGGTTGCGGGAAAGGGATTAAGCTCTAACGATTTGACTTTAGAACTATTAAATAAATTAACTTCTTTAAACAATTACGTTCACCCTGCGTTTCACCAAATCGCTGAGATTGAAAATTTACCGGAAGCATTATTAGCCAAAGCCGATGCGCCGGGGGAAGGTTATGGATTTTCCCAGGAGAATTTTAGTTTGCCTGAAAAGCAACTTTTAGCAGCTTACAATATTTCGCATTATGGAAATCCCGTGAATGATTTGGCAGAGCTTGCCCAATTGACCCAGGCACAAATTTCCACTAAGCAAAGAAGGTATGTCCACTCAGAGGGTGTAGACTATTTCTATGATGCTACTTTGGCTACGGGTGATGTAGCTCCGGCAGATCAAGTAGCCGCTACCGGATTTTGGATGCGAGGCGCGGCAATTGTAGAAGTGATAGATACACTAATTTCAACTGAAGCAGGAAAACCCTTGTCTGCAAATCAAGGGAAGGTTTTAAAGGGGTTTATTGACACTATTAATACCTTATTGCTATCGGACGATACGACGCTCGACGAAATGCAAGAGCTTGTTAATTTCATTAAACAAAATAAAACCACTTTAGACACACTAGGCATTGCAAATATAGCGGGATTGGTTGATGCTTTGGCGGGAAAAGTGGCTACAACCGGGAACGAAGGTATCGCGGGATTTAAAACTTTTATTGAAACTATCATAAACGAAAAAAACCTACTCCTGAAATACGGCGCACTTTCGGGGATTCCGGGATATATGAGAGTAGGAGCTTCGGATAGTAAAACGTTTGTCGTTTCCAATGGATTGGAGTCTTTATATTTAAAATTCACGAACCTTACAACGGCTCGAAATTTTGAATTTCCCGACAAGGCGGGAACAATCGCCTTAATGTCCGATTTACCGGCCTTGGCCCCAAAAACAAAACCCACCAAAACAATTAACAATGATCCACAGTACACCGCTATTTTAGAAGACAAGGACAAATTCCTTGTATTCACGACTGCAATAGATTTTATAATTCCGGCCAACATATTTGCAGCCGATGATGAAATTTCTGCAAGAAATAAAGCGGCTGGAGATGTTACCGTAGTGGATGGTGCAGGGATGACCGTGCAGGTGGTTTCTTCACAATCCAAACTGGTACCACAATTCGGGTTTTTCGGGTTGAGATTTGAAACTACAACTGTTAGCGGACTCCTAGGTCAATTAAAGCCAATATAATATGAATTCAGGTTTAGTACATAGCGAGCTTAATTATAATTTCAGGCTTTTCGCGAAAACAATATCCAGTTCCGCTGCTTGGGGATTTGACCGCTTTAGGTTGTTCACCTCGAAATGGCACACGAAAATCCAAGTCAGGAGACTGGACGGTTCTGTGGTTGCTACGCAGTCTTTTGCCCCCGATGGGGCTTTTGAGCACACCTTTTCTTTTGATCTTTCCGGAAATGTAACCAACGAAGAATATTCTGTGTACATAGCCGGGGTTGCAGTTGGTCAAAATTTCAACCAGGCGTATGCTTGGCCTACCGGATATTCAGCAACCACAGGTAAAAATGCTGAACTTACTTATTGGGATTTTTCACAAGTTAATATTGTTTTTTCTGGAACTACCGGACGTATTCGGTTTGAGAATAACCCGATCGCTGCAATGGCCGGTTTGAATTTACTGGCAGCTTCTGAAGTAAATTTTGCCAATTGCCAGTTGGATGCCGAAACCTTGGCAGATGCTATAATCGGGCTGGATAATTCGGGAATATCAAACGGCACTTTTACTTATTCCGGCAATCTAGCGGCTCCTGCGGAACGTGCATTGGCTGCTTATAATAATTTAAAAGATGTGAAAGCTTGGGTGATGAATGGGGAGGTGCCAGTGGGTGTAACTTATGATGCTAAAACATCACCTTACATGACCACTCTTGGAATTACAAATGACCCTACAGTATATTTTGGAGGTACACTACAAGAAACTACAGGAACAAAGTGGTGGAGTGATATTGATCAGTTAATAATTGACTTAAGAGCGGCTACAGGAGTTTCAGATTTATCTACAGTATTTGCTGCTGTTTACCCTTATTATGGAGGGACTGCGAATAGGGTCAAATTTAATTTGTTAAACCCTACCGATTCGGACGCAGCGCACAGAATAGAACATTTCGGCTCTTGGATTCATAACGAAACGGGAAGTTTAGTTAACGGTGCAAATACCTATACGGCGACTCATATTATACCTAGCGTCGATATGAGTGCAAACGGTAATGGTCTTATTTGGTGTTTTGGTCAAGAAAATGCAGACACGGCAGGAATTTTTATTCATTGTTATAATTCTAATACTCAAAAAATAGCCGCGTATCTTGGGAGCGGAAAATGGGTAGTCTCGGCTAATGGACCAAATATAGATTCGGGGATAACTGGAAAAAAGGGAGTTTGGGGACTTGTAAAACAAGACAGCGTAACAGCTCCATTCTTTAAAAATAAGGTTAAAGTTTATACACATGATGGAGGCGGGACTTTGCCGACATGGCAAATTTTGGAATGCGTAAATATGGATGTTGCAACGGGGTTATCTTTAAATAGCGCTTTTCTAGGAAATCAAACATTATTATCTCGAGTTTATGTAAAAGCCGCATTAACCGACCAACAAATTATAAATGTTAGTACAGCGTTAGAAAATTTTGAAAGTAGAGTGGGCAGAAAAACATGGTAACTATGAAAGGATATAAAATAACACCAGCACAAAGGAATCAATTAGTTGGTTCTATAATGCCAAATGGCACTTACTACAATCCTGTTCAAGACATTAACGGTGACTGGTTCATTTTTGAACAGGAATTTGAAAGTTGTGGATTAGGAGTCTTAACCGATTTTATAGCACCACCAAGTGAAACAATTATATAAATAAAAACTATGAAAAAATTACTCTTACTACTCACATTCAGTTTGACATTAACAAGCTGTGTGGCTCAGGAATCGGTTACAGAACCTAATCCTGCCTTAATTGGGAACTTTACCGTGATTACCATTTGTGATGGGGATGCCACTATCCAGAACGTTCAGAAAAACAGGCTTTGGATTATCTCCGGGAAAGGCCTTGAAGAAGGGAATGAATACTTGATGAAATTGATTCAGACAGATTGCCGGAGTTGCTTCAAGAGGAAGGCGGACGTGATAGGCTTTGAATTTTCGACCCGGCAAGTCGAGAAAAATCAGCGGGAAATGGTTCGTCAAACAGCTAGCAATTGAAATGAAAAGAATAACCTACTTATTTCTATTGGTGAGTGCCTTCAGCTTTGCGCAAAAAACCGCCAGTAACCGCCCGGAACTTGCTAAGAAGATATTGGACTCTTATGTGGATATGGCAGAGGCTAGAGGCATTGAAGTAAGGCAGAGACTTTATACAATCAATAAGATTTTGTTTTTACCGGATGCCAAAAACGAACATTCTCACATAAATGGTATTTGTACGATTACTATAAATTCTAAGGATGCAAATGAATATGAGATTTTATTTGCTGTATATCATGAGATTGGACATCACCTTGGACTTAATCATTGCCCATTGTGCCATTACAATATTATGGCCGAGATAAAGACGGGTAGAACCGACTATTTATTTAATGATAACCCGGTAAGAAGCCTTTACCTGGACATCTATTTTGAAGCAATAAGAAACCCCAAAAAATATAACGATGGGCATACCCACTATTGAACAAATTAAAAATCAAATTCTAACTGAAAAGGCCAACCAGGAATCCCTGGCCGGAATAACAAGTACCTCAAAAGTGGGAATTTTTAATATCTGGGCTTATGTGATCGCTTTTTGTACCTGGTCCGTCTATAAGGCCTGGGATATATTCAAGGTGGAGATGGATGACAAGATCAGGAACCAGAAACTCTATTCGCTTCTTTGGTTTAGAAATTCGGCTTTAGAATACAGGTACGGCCATCCTTTAAATGATGTTACCGGGGAATATTCAGGGGAAGGCTATTCAGATCAGGAAATTGAGGATGCAATGATAGTTTCCAGAGCTGCGGTAATTGAGATAGAGATCAATAACAGGAAGCATTTATTTATAAAGATGGCTAAGGAGGAAAACGGAACCTTGGTAAAGCTAAGCGATGCCGAGCAAGATGGGGTTCGTAATTATTTCTCCAGGATAAAACCGGGCGGTACCAAGATTATCACTTTTAGTGATGACCCGGATGAGTTGAAGCTCGATATCACTTTCTTTTATGATCCCTTGATATTTGATGAAAATGGAGTCAGGATAGATGGAAAAGATAACACCTCGGTTCAAAAAGCAATCAGTGATTACCTGGCCAACCTGAAATTCAATGGGGAGTTTATACTAGCAGAGTTGGTAGATATCCTTCAAGGGATAGAAGGTTGTGCAGATAGGGAGGTTTACATCAATTCTGCTTCAGCTAATTATCTTGATCCGGCAACATATCAGCCAATAGAAAGCAGCTATATAGCTAATTCCGGATATATGGAGATTGCCAAGATCATGGTGGAAGATCCTGACACTTTAGAAATAACTGAAGTATCTGGATTGAGTATTGAATTTATACCCAAAATAGTGAAGCTATAATGGATTATTCCAAAGTATATACCACAAATTTTAATAGGCTTGTAATTCATAAGCTACCATTAGAAGAACGGAAGCCTATTTTTATTGGTTGGCTTAGATGCTTGGTAAAACCAATTGCAAACTTGCACCAGCAATTTGTGAACTACAGGCGGGATGCGATCTATAAAATTGAACATACGCCCCAGGTTTACAGCCTTGAAAATATGCTGAATGATGCCTTTGATGTTCAATTAAGGCGCATTTATATAAGTGATGGAGCCTACAGGGATGGAGTGTATTTCTATAATCCTGAAGAACAAAAACCAGTTTCCTTTTACGATCCTGAGGAAAACGCTCCGGTTCATTTTTATGATGGTGCAGAGCTGTTTTCATTGGATATGGATTTTGTGGTAACAGTTCCTTTTGAATTGAACGCTTCGCAGGAGATACGAATGAAAAGCCTGATTGATTTTTACAGGCTACCGGATAAAACTTATAAAATTGAAATTGAATAGCTATGAATAAGATACAAGTATTAGGAGGCGGTTTCCCAGGCACAAGTAAAACATGGAGATTTATGCGTGATATGATCAATGAAGTGCAAGATCTGGCAGTTGGTTTAGGTGGGGAAAATTGCATTGTGAAAGGCTGTGAAGTCGTGAACGGCGTTGCAGCTGACGGGATAGTGATTATTAATGGAGAATCCTATCCATTTCAAGGCGGCGCAGTGGACGCAAATGTTGAAATAGTTGAAGCTGTTGAGAAAGTAACCTATTTTACCGATGCCGACCTCGACGGGCAGGCAGATTTACTTGATGCCTATTTTGATCGCTACGCACGTTTTGCAGCTGCCGGAACCGGAACTCCCTGGGCAGATTTGAAAAGGATCACTCCATTATCTGAGGTTGCTAGAAGATTACCACCACTTAAATGTGCATTACCTTACTGGGGAGCAGTTGCAGATATACCTGACGGATGGCAATTGTCAGATGGAACCAATCAGACTCCAGATATGAGTGGGATGTTTGTGGTGGGCTATGATCCTGATGATCTATCTCATGATGAAATAGGAAAAACTGGAGGGGAAAGTAAACATACTCTGTCTGTGGCTGAAATGCCAAATCACGATCACAGTGGATCGGTTTACATCCCGGCTCACAAACACGGACTTCCTAAGACAGTTTATTCTAAAGAAGGTGCCGGAGGTGATGACAATACATTTAGCAATAGTAATAACACAGGTGCGGTTAATGTTACTGAAACCAGCATTGCCCCGGCTCAATCTCCAACGTTTACAACAGCTAAAAAAGGAGGAGGTACAGCTCACGAAAACAGGCCAAAATTTTATACGATGGCTTGGATAGCCTATGTGGGGAAAAAATAAGCCCCCGATCTTCAGTAGTAGTTTCTCCAAACAGTACTAAATAAAAACGCAGTCAAGCGCGACCGAGGGCCATAGCCTTTGATCGCTTGACTGCGTTTAACTGTTTGGAGAATGACAAATATAAACTATTACTTTTAAAATCGAAATGAAAACACCTACATCATACTACGGCGGAAAACAAAATCTAGTTTCTACCATTATTCCCCTAATCCCTAAGCACACGACCTATACCGAAACCTTTGTTGGCGGTGGTGCTATATTCTAGGCAAAGCCAAAAAGCGAAGTCGAGATAATTAACGATTACAATAGGGAGTTAATCAATTTTTACGAATGCGTACAGAATGAATATGTGGAGCTTGAGAAGATGATCAGGATAAGCCTACATAGTCGGTCCTTGCACGGGGACGCAACTGTTATTTATAACAATCCACATATGTTTGGGCGGCTTAAGCGAGGTTGGGCAGTTTGGGTATTGGCAGCACAATCCTTTAGTTCGATGCTTGACGGTTCTTTCGGATATGACAAAATACGCGGTACCACCAGTCAGAAAATAACCAATAAACGTGATTCTTTTACATTGGATCTCTCTATACGGATGCAAAATGTCCAGGTTGAATGCACTGATGCCCTACGAGTAATCAATTCCAGAGACCATGTAGATGCGTTTCATTATTGCGACCCGCCCTATTTTAACAGCGATTGTGGTCATTATGATGGATATAGCCGTGATGACTTTGAAAACCTCCTAAAAACGCTCTCACGGGTTGAGGGGAAGTTTCTAATGAGTAGTTATCCAAGTGATATACTGGCAGAATATACTAAAGCTAATAACTGGAGCGTGAAAACACTGGAACAAACTGTTAGTGTGGCCAACGGAACCGGTAAGCCCGGAAAGAAGAAAATTGAGGTTCTCACAGCTAACTATGACCTTAGTAACCCACAAGACCATTTAAAGCTGTTTTAAATGGTCTTGCAATTATGTTTAAAATGTGATTATATTGCCGTGTATTAAAAGTGCGGATTTCGATTTGCAATTATGCTGAATTTGATTTGCCGATTATACATTAATTTTCCATTTGTCATCTTCTTTGACAACTGTGCCCGAAGATTGAACAATAATTCTGGTTGGATTGGTTATTGATGAATTTTCAATTTCACAAACTGGACCTAAAATTTGATCCATTTGCGATAGGGCAGACGTATCAAGATTTCCCGACCTGTAAATTAATTTCCCGGTCCTTTCACCTTCAAAATATTCTATTTGATAATAAGACCTTGCCAAAGCTGTAATTGTTGATTTATCTTCGAAAAAAGATCCGTCCTTCTCAGCAATACTAAAATAAAGTATGTTTGCTTTTTTTTCTTGCAGAATTAAAGGCGCCGCTTGTTCAAGAATTATTTTTTCGCCATTTTGATTATTATTCTTAGGAATATCATTAGAATCAAGTAATTTTTTTTCAAGTTCCCGATTTCGTTCAGTCAGATTTCTATTCTCTTTTATTAATGTTTGTAATCTGTAATTTTTATTTGATTCAGTATTTTGTAATAAAGTTTTGTTTTTATAAGTATTTTTTCTCTCTTTTAGAAATTGGATAACTCCAAAAATAAATGAAGGGTAATTTTCGTTGCTTCCTTTTATTTGTCTTTTATATTCAACATATTCTTCTTCCAGTATATGTTGAATTCTAAAATGAAAATACACTATTACACTAATGCATCCTAAAATGAAAATTAAAATATAACCCGTAATACTTAAGAAAATATTCCCCTTATTCTCATCTGCCAAATCAATATTATTTACAAAAATATCTGGATTAAATGTGTCAGCTGAGCAATTGTAATAAGTAAATAAAAAAATTAAGAAAAACAGTTTTAAATATTTCATTATACTATTCTTTTGTAGCAAGTTTAAGAGCTAACTTATTTAAAACTCCTATTAGGGGATAAAAGAACAATGATTCCTCAATTTCTATGTTTGAATTACCACCCTCACTTTCAACTTTAAGTTCAACACCCTTTTTTAGAAATACTAATAATTGATCTGAGCGCATCTCTTTAAATTTATCGTATGCCTCTTTTTTAATACCAAAATCATTTGTAATATTAATTGTCTTAAAATAGTTGTCCAATATTGTATAAAATTCTTCGACAGTATCAATAATATAATTGAAATTTTCTGGGGAACAATCATTAAACTTAGGTGCTTCGGAAAAAGTTGTGGCGTCTAAAATTAAATCCCATTCAGATTTTTCTGATCCGCCTAACCAAAATTTAGTAGCGACCTCGTTATCAGATGATTTTAGTAAGCCCCCTTTGCAGGTAATTTCTTTAGGTATTTCGGAAAGCTTTGAAACTACCGTTTTAGCATTTTTACCAAGTACTTTTTCAGCCATATATTTCATTAAACCAGAAATATGGACGAGATCTGATGAACTATCAATTATTTCTATTGACTTAGCTCCTGTGCCGCTAAACAGATAGTTTCTTGGTACTTCATATCCTTCAGCTTTCAATATTTTTGACACATAGAATCCTATGGCACTATAAAATATTAAAATGCTAAGTTTTAAATTCATTTCTTCCTTGATAAGACCAGAATAATCAAATAAGCCTGAAGAACTTTTTTCTAATGAAAATAGGTAACTACTAAAATCACTTGAATTACCTTTTGTTTCAAGAATGTTTGTTAGTATCTTAAGTTTTTCCTTTTTTTTAAAATCATTGCTGTTTAAATAGGTTAAAGCATCTTCTTTGAAAGCCTTGACAAATCCATTAACACTAGGGCTACCTCCATATCCATCACCATAAATAGAGTCCCCTGAAAATCTAAATGAGGAAATTGTCTTTGCTTGGCCATCATCAAATATTGATATGTCCGATGAACCTCCACCAATATCTATTGATACCGATAAACCTAAAATTCCTTTTTGATTTTGATAATAAAAAAATGGAGCGATACTTTCAGGCATTTTGGTTAAATTATTTAAATGTGCAAATTTCCCGAATACTTTTTTATAAGCCTTCTTCCAAGAATCTTCAATAACCCCTTGTTGAAAGTTTGTCATACTTATAGGATAAAACCAAATGATTTTAGTTCTGTCAAGTTTACCATTTGATAGCAACACTTTATAAAACACAATGGTCAAAAGAAATTCGATATATGATTCCACTCTTTTTTTGTCTTCACTTTTAGAATAATTACTCCATTTTAATGAAGTAGTTAATTCCAAATGACTTTGTATTGACTGTTTTTCGTATAAGAAAAAATTATTTAGGTGTTTAAACAATTCCCTTTCCTGATTGAAATCTATATCTTTATTCTCAACTAATGCCGTTCTTAGAGGGAAACTCAGGTCATTGTTGCCAATAGTATGTGGGATAATTTCCTGTTCAAAAGTAGCTTCATTTAAAACATACAGCGCATCAACATTCGCGTTTTTATCCAGCAGCGATGCCCAAATATTATTTGGCATTTCATTTTTTAAAGGTTGCTGAGTCTCACCATCTTTATTATACTCAATATGCGTATTGGTTGTTCCAAAGTCAATGGCAAAATTATAGTTTGCTGCTCCAGGCTTGTACACCGGCATTTTTGGAATTATAAAACAATTTGTGTTATTGAATGTCAACTGAATGCTATCAAAATATCCATTAGTACTTAGATAACCACTTTTTATTTTATTTCCGCCATGGCTTCTTGTAATTAGCTTGGAACTTTCAATTTTATTCCCTGTTTTATAAAAAGAAGTGTTAATTACATTTTTATCATTATTTTCAAAATCTCCATCTATTATTCCAACATTATACTTTAGTGGAAAATCTTCTACTTTGATAAAAGGGAAAATTGCTAAATGAACCTCTAATTTCTCTATATCATTGTGATTATAAATTTTTGAAAATGGAATATTTCTGCCACACTTAACAGGAATTTCTAATTTAACCTCAACACCTCCACCAGTTAATGGGATTACTTTAAATAATTTATTAATATCTTCTGTTTTGAAATACTCAAAGAATGTTTTGGTTAGGGGTAGCAAATATTTTGTAGAACCGCATAATTCAAAATTAGAAGCATCTAATTCATACGGTAATTCAATTATTTTATCTTCAAGAAAGTTACCTATTGATAACCAGTAATAATTATCTCCATAAACCGGTAATTTTGAATGTTTTTCGGATTTTTCGTTTCTGTATGGAATTTTTTTATGCATTGTGTCAGCATCCCATTTAACATCGCTTGTGGTATAACATAACCCATCGGAATATCTGTTATTGGGCAGGACTAAAGGTTTTTTGTCAGAAAGCTCACTTTTAATAACAAAATCACTACTTCTTTCAATATTTGAAGCTTCTTTAATTTGTAAGCCAAGTGGTACACCTAGAACATCACAAAAATTATCTTCTGAAGTAGTTACAAAACATTTTTTATATTTGGTGTTTGAATTGTTATCAATATTATCAATCTTTAGCTGTTCCTCATGTGATAAGCTTCGCTTTACAGCCTGCAAATAATTATAAAATTCTTCTTTTCCCTTAACTGTAAAGAATTGCATGAATTGGCTTGTTTTAGACAATGCAAAAATATACTCAATATAGGACCATTCGCGTTTGGCCAAAGAAGCGTACTTATTGTCAAGAAGTTTATCACTTCCTCTACGGATATTCATATTTAAACTTTGCGAATTTGCATCTGGTGCAGCAAAAAATAATGTCGACGGAGAAGTGCCTCCAATTAATCTTTTATTATATAATATAAAAAATAGCCTATTTACACTATCAAAGTTATATACATTACCATCCTGTTTCCAATAGGTTTCAAGCGTATCTATAAAATCTTTGTGAACACCCTTTTTAAGTTCTTCAAATCGTTTATTGGGATTCCATTCTATAATTTCTAACTCTTTGTACAATCCTGATAAAAAAAACAATTGGCCAACATCAAGCGCATCTGATACCAATTTGTGTTGTGCAGTATTCCCATCAATATTATTTTGGGAAACCCATTGGAAAGCAGATTTAACTAAATCTATACGTGCAAAAGGACTCGGAATAGACGTGGCAATCCCTTTTCCATCTGTAATAATTTCATTTAATTCTTGACTGGTTATAGTCGCACTATCAAACCATCCAGATTCAGATGTTACGCCGTTATTATGTATTCTGAATATTTTCTTAGCCATGGACGAATTTTTTAAAGTTTGTGGGTTTGAATGACTTTTTGAGTTGATTTACTAAAGAGTTTAATAAGTTGATGGTGCTTCTTATCCTCGGAGGTCCCTGCATTATCAATTGCTAAACAATTTGCAGTGTCAAGATATTTAAACAGCTGCTTTCCCTTGTCATCGTTTTTTATAATTTTATCAAAGGGGGCAAATGATGGCTTATTGTTTTCTAATTCTTGAGACCATTTACTAAAGTGATTATTGAATTTAACAATTTGATTCTTATACTCACTGCTGTCGAAATAATCTTTATTCAATTGGGTTTTTTTCTTTGTCCATCTTGATACGTTTAAAGCTCTTTGCAATCCTTTCTCCAAGTACTCTGTATAAAATCTGAACTTTTTTAAATAGCTTTCAATTTGCTTTGCATTTTGCGCATTCAAAGAATCAAAAGTTAAAGGTTTTGTATTATTATCTATCCCAAATTCTTTAATTTTAATTCTTCCTTGTGTCAGATTATTGATGTTTTTGGTAAAATCTAAAATAGCAAGAGCTCCGGCAAGTTCAAGAAAATGAGCGTCGTTTTTTTGTGCTTGTTGTCCTGAATGATTTTCATAGATTGAGGTCGTATCGATATCTCCAATTAAATATAATGCCTCAATTTGATTTTGATTTATTATTGTACGGTTATAATAGTCAATAGCTGATTTTGTTTTTTCAAGGAACGTATCAGAATCTATTTCACCTTTATTTAATTTAAAGTATGGCAAATAAGTAATTCCTCCAATATCTGCAAGCTTGATGAGTGCTTCATTTGTTATCCCTGCGCCATTTTTTAGGTTTTTTAATAATAAAGGAAAGCCAGCCGCACCGGTTCCTCCAAAAATTGAATTTATAATAAATATTGCATCGCCTTGATTAAATGATTGCCCAAATCTTTCGAAATCCTTTGACGTTGTGAATTGATTCAAAACTATGGAGCCCATATTCGGATTCCCTTTAAATCCTACATCAAGGTTAGATTCAAGATTATGATGAGAGTATAATTGATCAACAAAATATTTATCTTCCTGATCCAAATTCGAATAATGTATATATTCTTTAAATTTGCTGCCAGCAGTACCCTTAAGTTGAAATTGAAATCCATCACCATTAGCGCTATCAGAATTGGCAACTAAATTAGTGACCGTTTTAAGTTCTTGTGCAAAAAAATCATCAGGATTTTTGATTTCTTTTCTAATTTCCTGATATAATTTTAATATTTCCTTTGTTCTATTTAAATCCCCATTACCAGTGTCTGGATCAATGATAATAGGAACAACTGTATCAAATCCGTTTTCTAATTGACAACCAGAGGCAAATAGCATCGTCAATGCTTTAATCACTCTTGACCCAGTGCCACCTATTCCGAAAATATATAATTTAGCCATAATTTTTAAATTTAAAAAGGTAAATGCATTTGGACTTTACTATATAGGCGCAAAACCAAACTATAAATAAGTGAAATTATCAGAGATAAAAAAGCATTAAGAATTGCATATTTTAAAACAAGAGTTTCGGTAAAATCAGCTATTAATGGATTTGAATCAACTAAGAATTTCGCTAATGTAAGACGTACCGAACCAAAAGTTGAAGCTCCAACAATTATGGCAATAATGCCTATATATATTAGCCAGTGCCAAAAAGTAGCATATGGGAATTTCCATAATAAATAAAATAATAATAAGAACACTAAAGGAATAAATAGCAATAACATCCCCATATTATTATATCCCCCTTTTTCAAATAAGGTCTGAAAAACCATAGAAAATTGGTTGTCAAAAATTCCAAAAACATTTTCAAAAAATTCGTAAATAGGTGCAAAAATTACCATATCAATTATTTTTTATTATAATATTAAACTCAGCTAAAGACTTCGTTTTTGAAACTTCTAAATAGGCTTCTTCGATTCCTTTAATAAGGGTACTAAAACCAAATGTTTGAGTTGTTGAACCATCAAATGGATAATCATTCCCTGTATTTGATTCATTAATCCAATTCGGAAGCCGATTATTTAAAGCAATACTCATATTTCCTATCTCAGGCTGACTCGTTTTTGATGCAATTGTGATGATATGTGAAGGCTTAAAATCGAGCATTTCTGTATATGATTCTATTTCACTTTTTGGAATTTTTCCGATTGGGCTAATTTTCTTAACGACATAATTATTACTTGAACATGAGTAATTGTTGGTAGAGGTTAAATAGGAATTAGATAAATTTAGATTGGCAAAATCAACTGCAATAGTAAATTGGTTGGAATTAGTAACATTATGATATAATTCAAAGGTTTTGGGAGTTTTGAAATCTTTTTTGAATCCAAAATTATTATATCCAATACCTTCGAAAGGAAAATCATTTTTAGTTATTTTTCGAAAACGAGCAAGGTCAACATAACCGTTTAATTCCTCTAATCTTTCTTCCGGAAAATATTCCTTTAATAAATCACTATTTCCAAAAATCCAAATATAATAAGGTCTTTTTTGGTTGATTGTTTCGCTTTTACCACTTGGGTCTTTTACATTAGCAGGGTAATAGGAACCATTAAAATTAGATTCTAATTTTATTAACAATGTTTCAATATTATCAATATTTAATCTCTGTATAAATTTAGTGCGTGTTAAAGTTCCCTCTGTCGCTAAAGCTGTTAAAGGATTCGTAGATCCGCCAACATCATAAATACCGTCTGAAATTAATATTGAAATACTATCTTTACGAGCCTTTTTTAAGGCTATTTCAAACATATTTTTCAAATCGCTATTGCCACTTGAAGGTTTATCAAATCCTTTTTTTGTAAGTTGAGATCTTAAAATGGCTGGGTTGTCTCCGATCGAGTAAATTGTTAAGCTATCTTTATTATTAATAAAATCCTTTTTTCCACTAATTAGAAAATATGAGAAAGGTGTTTCGGTTTGTACCAAATTAGGGAATTGTGCCAAATCATTAACCGCATTAACAAATTCAGTTGTACCATTAACATAACCAAACATACTTCCTGAATTTTCTATATAAAAAGTAACATGGCTAATTTTCGAATATTTTGTTGATGGAATTTCGGTAGTAACTAGTTCTGTGGTTTTGTCTACTTCTCTTTTACAGGATGAAAGAATTATAAATAACATAAAAAACCCAAAAAGGGCAGTGTGACTTTTTTTCATATTGTATAAATTGATTGGGTTATGGGAGATAATAATAAAAAATCCTGAAAAGGATTAAGTAATATTTTTTCGTAATTTTTGATAATTATCTTTTTCAATTTATCAAATTTAACAAAATATTATTATTTAGATGATATTATTCATTTTAATCTAGATTATTTAGAATAGTATTATCAAACCTTATTACATTATCTTGAATATGCAAATTGACATCATTTGAAATGTATTACTTGGCACGATTCGATCCGTAATATCCACATTTGCTCTCCAAAGGTTTGGTGCTATCTGGCATTATGGAATATTGAGCAAGAAAACTAATAACAATAACAACCGTTCCAGCTCGAGACTAGCTAAAATTGGCTTGATTCCTTGAAAAACCAGAAAAATAAATATCAGAAAATCAAACGATTTCCAGGACGTATAGGGAAGCTATCGCTCAAAAATGAAAAAAGAGATAAAAAAAAGATTCAAACTGGATATGAGGCTCATATCGGAGTATCTGATTTGGATCTCTATCTTAAAATACAGTATAAAAATAAATGCCTCATGCTATCTAACGCTTATAGCTGTTGAAGATTATCTTTTCTAAACACACCAATACCCATAATAGGCATTCCGGCAAAGAACCGATTCATTCAACCCCGAAGGATCGGGGTGTTCACGTTTAGCCTTACCGGCCACACGAAATCTCCTATGTTTGTAAAAGATTAAATTAGATAAATTAAGTGAGGGAGGTAGGAGTCAATCACGAACGAAAATAACCTTCAAAGGTATATTGAAACTAAGAATCTACCCTATCTCCTTTTTTCTCTTT